TCCACGCCGCTGCTACTCGGGCACGACACAAACGCGCCGGTTGGAGTCCTCGCGGATCTAACCGACGGCGAAGAGGGCGCCCGCATCGCGGCGCGCGTCGATCGAACCGACGACGGGAACACGGCGCTGGAACAGGCGCGCTCGGGTTCCCGCTCCGGTCTGTCGATCGGGTTCGAAATCGAGGACTCCCACGACGAACCGGACGGCACAACGACGATCACGAGCGCCGCGCTGTACGAGGTTTCGCTGGTCGCCGTGCCGGCGTTCTCCGGGGCGCTCGTGGATCGGGTGGCGGCGCAGCTCGATCCGAACCAACCGCCCGATCCGAACGGGCAACCGGCGCTGTTCGGGGACGACGCGCCCCCGGAGGAAGAGGACGAGGACGAGGACGAGGACGAGGACGACGCCGGCGACGGCGAGGCGGGCGACGCGCCCGAAAACGACGAACGGGAGGGCGAAATGCAGAACGGCGAAGCCGCCGCGCCTGCAATCCTCGTCGCGGAACGCGGCCGGGGACAGCGCGAATTGTCGGCGGGCGAGTTCACGGTACTCATGATCCGGGCGCAGCACGGTGAGGCAGAGGCCGTACAGCTCCTGCAGGCTGCGCTAGTCGAGTCGATTTCGACCGATGTAACCGGCCTGCTCCCGCCGCAGTATGAGCGGACGGTGATCGGCGGTAAGGCCGTGCCGCGCGTCCTCTACACCGTGTTCCGGTCGCGGCCGCTCCCCGGCGTCGGCCTCGCGGTCAATAAGCCGAAGTGGACGCAACGGCCGGATGGCGCGTGGGCCGCGACGGTGGACGCGGACGCGACCTCCACAAAGGTCGTGATCGGGTCGCAGGCTGCGAACGTCGAACGGTGGGATTGGGCGGGCGCGATCCCGTGGGTGGTCGTACAGCGTTCCGATCCGTCCATCGTGGACGAAATCTACGGCGAGGCCGTCGAGGACTTCTACGTGGACGTCGAAACGAAAATCGCGGCGCTCGTGATGGCCGCCGCGACGGATCCGGCCGACACCCTCGGCGGCGGGATCGCCGCGTTCTACACCGCAACGCAGCGCGTCCCCGAAGTAATGCTCGTGTCGCCGGACGTGTGGGGGATCCTCGCGGACGCGGGGGCGCTGCAGAACCCGGTGGCGGCCGGCGACGTGTCCACGTCCGACGGCCTCCGTTCCTCGTTCGGCGGCGTCCCCATCGTCACGTCCGGGTCGCTCGCGGCCGGCACGCGGATCCTCGCGACGCGGCGCGCGATCGACGCGCGCGTGACCGAACCCGTCCGGCTCACGGCGAACGCGATCGGCGCGCTTAACGTCGAGCTGGCCGTGGTCGGAGAGGGCCTGTTCGACACCGACTATCCGGGCGAGTTGATGGCGCTTACGGCCGTCACGCCGGGCGACCTCGCGACGCAGGCAAAGGCAAGCACGGGTAGCACGACGTCGAAGTAATGGCGACTCCGGAATGGCTCACACCGGACGAGGTAGCACGCTACCTTGACGTGCCGTATCCGGAGGACTCCGGGCGGATCGACGGCGCTACGGCGGCCGCTAAGGCGGCTGTCGAGCGTCGTCGCTCCGACCTGGACTTCGCCGCTGTCCCGGAGGACGTCCATCAGGGCGCGATTATGTGGGCGGCACAAATGTTCCAGGTACGAAACGCGCCGTCCGGGTACAGCGGTTACGGCGACGATACGCAACTCTTCGATTCAATGGGGACGCGCCGCGCCGAAATCATGCGGCTAATCGGGTGGCGGCGGCCGGTGATCGGATGAGCGTCCCGGACGTGTCCGGCGGTACCGCCGCGATCGCCGCTGTCCTGAATGAGCTGGCGCAGGAAGGGATCGAGGCTACCTACGATCCGGGCGCGTTCTACCCGCAACCGGTCGGCGTCCTGGTCGGCCTGCCGACGCTGCTACGGCGCGGCCTGCATTCGGAAACGTACTCCGTCCCGGTGTCGGTCGTCTCCGGGGATCCGCTCAATGATTCCCGCGCCGTCGATCGGCTGTACGTCCTGGCGGATCAGGTCGCGCGCGCGCTGCGGACAGACCAATACCGGCCCGGGTCGTGGGCGGGCGGCGTCAACTCCGAACCGCTGCCGGCGATCGAGCTGTCCGCGACCGTAACCCTCACGAACGGAGGTACCTAAATGGCAACTCCCGCCGGTCTGGTTGACTCGCGCCTCGGGCCGGGGACGCTGACGATCGACGCGCAGGACGTTTCGTTTCAAATCGCGAACGTCGCGCTGGAACCTGATATCTCCGACGAGGACGGGACGCCTACCCTGGCAGTTCCCGAACCGGCGCCGCTGGCGACGATCGCGTGGAACCTCACGGGAACCGCGATCCAGGATTTCAGCGCCGGCCCGACGTCGTTCCTTAACTACCTGATGGATCACGCGCTAGAGGAAGTGGCGTTTGAGTTCACGCCGAACGCGGACAGCGCGCCGAAATACACCGGGACGGTTCAGCTCCGCCCCGCGACGATCGGCGGCGACGCAGGCGTCCAAATCACTTCCGATTTCGAGCTGCCCGTGGTGGGCAGTCCGACCCGGGACGACACGGCGCCGGCCGCCGCAGCGTCCACCCGCACAAAGACCGAAGGGTAAAACATGCTTCGCTTTCGTGGCACCGTCTCGTTTCGGGACGGAACAGAGCAACCGTTCGAAACCGGCACGGCCGCTCTCGCGGCGTACGAATCGTACGCGCTGCGGAACGGCCTACCGATCGGGGACAACATGCCCCCCACATTGGGGGCGCTCGTGATCGCCCATTTCGCGCTTAGCGTCGATGAGGGTTTCGACGTCTGGCGTACCCGCGTCGATGGAGTCGAGCTAGAGGCAGATGGCCTCCCTCCTACCCTGACGGAAGCGTCCACCGATTCGTGATCGAGCTGGCGTACCTGCTCCGCTGCCCGCCGGCCCTCGTGCGGGAGCTGTCCGACGTCGAGCTGGCGACGCTCGCGGCCGTCGTGAAGGACGCGAATGGCTAGCCGTGCCGGCGTAGACGTCGAAGTGGACGGCCTCACGGAAACGCTAAAGGCGTTCCAGGGGTTGGAGAAGGATCTACGCCGCACGGCTAACGGCGAGCTGCGGCAGGCGGCCGGCGAATGCGCCGGGCAGCTCGCAATCCAGCTCCGGGGCGCGGCGTCCTCGTCCGGTGTACCCGTCGCGCCCCGGGTTGCCCGCTCGATCCGCGTCAAATCGGATCGGCTACCGGTCGTAACCGTCGGCGGCTACGCGAAAGTGGGCCGTACCGGCGCGATCGCCGCGAAACTCCTGTGGGGATCCGAACGCGGGCCGGCCGGCGGCGGCGAAGTGAATCACTTCGCTGTCCCCCGCAACCCGTCCGGGTATTGGCTCGCGCCGACAATCGACCGGTTCCGCAATACCGGGGCGCTCACGGTCTATAAACGCAGCGTCTACCAAATCATGCGGAAATGGGGGCTAGTGTGAGTAGCGGCCCGGGCAACATTCTGATTCGGATTGGCGCCGACACGGCCGACGCGGTACGCGGAATCGGAACCGTCGATAAGGCGTTGGGCGAGTCAATGACGGCCGGCCAAAGAGCCACGGCCGGTCTGAAAAAGGCTGCGCTACCGGCGGCCGCCGCTGTCGCCGGCATCGCGATCGCGGCCGTGGACGCGACGAAAGCGGCGCTAGAGGACGCGGCCGCCCAAGACAAACTCTCCAATCAGCTCAAACGGGTTACGGGCGCGACCGACGATCAAATCAAGTCGGCGGAGGACTACATAACGCAGCTCTCCCTACAGACCGGGGTGGCGGACGATGAGCTGCGGCCCGCATTGGGAAAGCTGGCGACCGCTACCGGCGACGTCACGAAAGCGCAGGACGCGCTGAAACTCGCGATGGACATTTCCGCGCAAACCGGAAAGTCCCTCGATTCGGTATCGACGGCGCTGGCGAAGGGGTACGGCGGGAACACAACGGCGCTCGGGAAGCTCGTGCCCGGGATGGATAAGGCCGTGCTGGCGTCGAAGGATATGCACAAGATCACGGCGGAGCTGGCCGATTTGACGGGCGGCGCCGCAGCTGAAGCCGCCGAAACGAACGCGGGCAAGTTCAAAGTGATGGAAAACCAAATGAGCGAGCTGAAAGAAACGCTCGGCGCCTCCCTGATCCCGGTAATGGACGCGCTGCTTCCGATCCTGCAGCGCGCCGCCAAGTTCGCGTCCGATAACACAACCGCAATCAAGATCCTGGTTGGCGTCGTCGCCGGCCTCGCGGGCGGAATCCTGATCGCGAACGCGGCGCTTAAGGTGTACGAGGCGCTCAATATCGCGGTCAAGGCCGCGACGGCCGCGTGGACGGCCGCACAGTGGCTCTTGAACGCGGCGCTGAACGCGAACCCGATCGGCCTGGTTGTGATCGCACTCGCCGCGATTGCGGCCGGCCTCCTGGTCGCGTACAACCGCTCGGAAACGTTCCGGAACGTCGTGCAATCCGCCCTCGGCGTCGTGAAGGTCGCGGTACAGTCACTCGATACCGCGTTCGACGCGCTGAAAGCCTCCGCGATCGCGACATTTAACTGGGTAGTGGATCACTGGAAAGTGGCGCTGTTCGCGTTCGGCCCGATCGGTGTAGCCGTGCGCTTGATCGCGGATCACTTCGACGCGATCAAGGCCGCCGCGACCACGGCCTACAATTTCATTGCGGCGAATTTCACGGCGGCCGCGTTCGCCGTCTTTAAAACCGTGGCCGGCATCGTGGACAAACTCGCGGCCGCGTTCAACGGCGTGTATAACGCCGTGCGGAACGTGATCGGCGCGGTAAGCGATCTAATCGGGTGGATTAGCCGCATTCACTTCCCAAAGATCCCGGATCTTAACCCGTTCAAGTCGGCGGCGCCGCGCCTCGTCGCGCCGCAGCTCGTGGGCGCCCCGCGAACCCCTGCCGCCCGCGCCACGACGGGCGGCGGGGGCATTCAAATCAACGTGTACGGCGCGCTTGATCCGGAGGGCACGGCGCGGACGATTCTGCGGCTCTTGAAACAGCACGAGCGGCGGGTGGGTATCGCGTCGTGATTTGGCCGTCCACTGTCACGATCGACGGCGCCGCCTATCCGCTCGCCGGCATCCTCGCGGACGTGACGATCCATCACGGCCGTACCGATGTGTTCGATGATCCATCGCCGGATACCTGCCAAATCACGCTGCACGACGTGACGAAAGCGTTTGTGCGCAGCGTCGATACGGGCGCCCCGTTGACGTTGGACGTGATAGAGACACCGGGCGGCGCCGTGTCGTCGCGGTTTAAGGGGACGATCACGGACGCCGGCTTGGACGTGGACGTTCTGTCGATGATCGCGGTCGGCCGCCTCGGGACGCTGACGCAGTACACGATCGGCACGAGCAATTGGCCGGCGGAGTCGTGGTCGGCCCGTGTCACCCGCATATTCACAGAGGCCGGGTTGGCGGCGATCCTCGATTTGTACCCGGATCCGCTGTTTAACCCGCAGCTCGCGGCCCGCGACGCCTCAACCGCCGGATCAACCACGCTAGGCGATTACCTCGCGTTCCTCGCGCCGATGGTCGGCGCCGCCGTCGCGGACAGAATGAGCGGGCATATCCTCGTCCAAGCGATCGGGTCGCGCGTCCTCGCGGGCGCGTTCCTGCTCGATCCGGCGTACGTCGAGTACGCGCCCGCGTGGTCGCTCGTGCTGCCAATGGGGAATATCGTGAAAGTCACGTACCAGGCGGATCAGGGCGCCTCCGTCACGGTTCAGGACGCCGCCTCCATCGCCCAATACGGGCCGCGGCCCGTCACGATTGATACCGCGTTCGCGAACGTCGCGGACGCGACCACCCGCGCGAATACGCGCCTCGGGCGCGGTTCGTTCGCCCACTGGAATATCCCGGCCGCCCCCGTGATCGTCGGACTAACCGGCCTGGCGATCGGACAGCCGCTGCAGCTCTCCCATATGCCGGCCGCGTCCCCGTTCGACCCGTGGACGCCGATTGTCGAAGGATGGACGGATCGGATATCCGGCGACGAATGGCGGATGGATCTAGCGTTGTCCGACCCGTTGGCGTCCGGGCTAACGCTCCCCTGGAACGCGATACCGACGACAGCGGAATACCACTGGAACACGATCGACCAAACGACGCATTGGGCGGACGCCTTGACGTTGGAGGATCTACATGCCTAATACCACGGTACCGCGCGGCCTGCCCTACCCGCTGCCAAGCGAACCGGTCGCGGAGGGCGCGGTTGCAATCCGCAACCTCGCGGAAGCGATCGACCCGAAGCTAGGGCTAGTGAAAATCGATGATTACGTGGCCGTCGGTTCCGTCGATCCATACGATACTGACGTCCGACTCGGCGTTAACGCCATTCCGCAAACGTTCAAGGATCTACTATTGGTCGCCGTCGGCAATCAGGACTCCGCATCGGCGCAGCAAATCCAAATGACACTGAACGGCATTACCGGCGCCGGCTATTTCTGGCAGTCCACCTATGCGCAGCAGGCTACGCAGTTCGCATCGGAAGGTGTCAACACGGGACAGGCGGACGTCGGCTACGCCGGATCGTCCGCCGGTATGGGCTTCTACCTGGAAATCTTGTTCCCGTATTACGTCGTCGGCGGCGGCGGCGCCGCAAACATGCGGTTTTGGCGTTCCAATTTCTACGCCGGCCTTAACAACTCGGCTAACAATCAGCGGATCGGACATTCCGGCGGCTGCCTCGGATCGGCCGGCGCGATCCGCCGCATAGTCCTCGGCGTCGCAAGCACCCCGGCATTTCAGACCGGAACCCACTTCACACTGTACGGGAGGAACTGAATGGGAATAGTGGAAATCACAACGCAGCTCACGATTACGTGTGACAACCCGGACTGTCCGAACCCGAAGCCGCCGGACGCGAACAGCCGCAATAACTGGTTGATCGTCACGCGCGAGCTAGACGGGGCGCCGGCCATGCCGGACTACGCCTTTTGCACGACGGCCTGTATGGACGCTTTCATTCAAGCCGGCATCCCGAAGGAAACTTGGGGGGACTGAACCCTTGACTCCGGCCGGCGGATCCGGTAAACCACCCCGCAGCTTTCGCCGTCAAAACCTAAGGTGGGGTAGATGAGTTCGGCGCGTGATGCTGCGGCGCGCCAGAACGCAGCTAGGGCGGCCCGGTTCGGCGCCGCCCTAGATGAGATCCTGCGCGCGCGCGCGCTGCGCGCCGGCCGGCTACTCCGTGCGCCAGACGATCCGGGCGCGATCCTCGATCGCTGCGCGCCGGCCGGCAGGGCGCCGACAGACCTCGACCCGCTCAATGACGCTCCCGACTAGCTGCCGCCGTTCCGCCGTGGACAGCTCCGGCCACGCGGCCCGCAGCGTCGTCCTCGCGGTCGCGGCCGCCGACACGGCCTCTAGGTCGCGTAGACGCGCCCGCGCCGCACGGACGGCCTCCTGCCGCGTTTCTAGCCCCTTCCGGACGGCCTCGGGCGCTAGCCGCAGCTCGGCGCTCACGACGGCGAACGCCTCCACGTCCTCTTCGGCCGACCGCAGCGCGATCCGGGCCGCCTCGATCGCGTCCTCTGCCGGCCGCACGTCGTGCGTAACGTCCTCTAGCCCTTCGGCGCGCGTCCACGCGCGTAGCTGCTCGATCACGAACACGTCAAGCGCCGCCGTCGTGATCGACGCCGGTTCCGGGCAGGCGCCGCGCGGGTTGCGCGGACACTTGTATACCGGCACCGTCGCGGAGTTGTCACAGTGCATTTTGCGGCCGCATGCTTTACAGCGGGCGATCCCGCTTAGAAGCGAATGCGTGCCCGACCGCTTCAGTTTCACCCGGGTTGACTCCCTCTGTCCGCCGCGCCATTCGTCCTCCGTGACGATGCCCTCGTGGGCGCCCGCGTTCACGAGCTGGCCGGCGAACACATCGCCAACGTATGTCCGATTCCCGATCATATGCCACATGCGTTGATACGAAAACGGCGTCCCGGTCGCCGCATGCAGATAGTCCAGCAGCTCGCGCGGCGCCTGGCGCGCCGCCGACCGCCGGAACAGCTCCGCCACGATCGGCGCGTCCTCGTTTTTCACGAGGCGCCCGTCCGGCCCGGAGCTATACCCGAACGGAATACGCGACGCCTTTTTACCGTTCGCGATCGCTTTCGCTTTCGACGCCTGCCACTGTTCCCGCGCGATATCCAGCTCGAATTCCGCGAACAGGGAAAGCACCCCGCGAATCACCTTCCCTACCGGCGTGGACGGGTCAACGTCGCAATCCCCCGCCACGAGGAAACCGCCGGCCGCCTCGATCCGTTCGACCGCGTTCGCCGTGTCCTTGACGCTGCGCGCAAACCGCGTCAGCTTCGCCACGAGAAACACATCGGCGCGGCCGTCCTCGATCGCCCCGATAGCCTCCTGGAATCCCGGCCGGTCGTACTTCCCGCCCGACTGGTTCAAATCCGTGTGCCATTCCGTGATCGTAAACCCCTTCGCTTTCGCCAAGGCTTCGATCCTGTCGCGCTGCAATTCAGGGGACAGGAAAGAGTCCCCACTACGGTCGCCCACATCGGAAACACGCACGTAACCGACGGCGCGGAGTTGGAGGTTGCTTGACTTTCTCGCCACGATGGTTGATCCTTTCGGGTCGCCGTTGCCCTGACGTCAGACCTTAGTGGAGGTTCACTAAGTGTCAGAACCCGATCATACAGAAACTCCACCTGGGTCGCTAGAGTGGGTTCCTCGGGCCGTGGCGGGCCTCTGGTTCGCCCGCGAGCGGCGCCGGATCGAACGTCTACTATGGGCCTGCGCGGGCGACGTTGACACGGCGCGACGTGTCTATGCGGTCGTTTCCCGCGCGCAGAGGCGCCGATGAGCGGGCGGCCGCGCCCGCGTCCTGGTACGCCTCTGGGGGGTGGGCGGCGGCGCGACCGCCGTTGTGGCCGGTTCGCCGTCGCTACCCTCATCGTGTCGCTCGTGCTGCTCCTGGTTGCGGCGCGAGCGGGCGCGTCCGGGCCGCCCGAATCTGACGCCTCGCGGGCGGCCCGGGTGATTCGCGCGGAGTTCGGCGCCGGCTGGTTGGGCGGCTGCATGCTGGCGATCGCCGGCCGCGAGTCCGCTTTCAATCCGCGCGCGGCGAATTGGACGGACGTGCATTCCGACGGGTCGCGCGGCTCGTTCGGCCTGTTCCAAATCGGCGCCGTCCATCGGCGGGCGGGGGAGTCCCCACATTCCTTCGCCCGCCGCATGTTTGACGCGGCCGCGAACGCGCGGCTAGCGCACGTTCTGTATCGAGTTGCGGGCCTCGGCCCGTGGGGAGGTTACTGCCGATGAGTTCGTGGCAACCCGGCGATCCGTGCCGCCTCGTGGATCTACATAACGGGCGCGTTCTGCCTGCCGTTGTGAAGGACGTTACGGCGACCTACGCGCGCGTAGATGCCGGCGGGAAGCTCTACCGTGTTCCGCTCGATCGCGACGGGTCAAGCTCTTTCCTGCAGGCGCCGAAGTGATGGCGTGGTGGGAGCTGCCGTACGCGGGCGGGCCGATGGTCGATGTGCCGGGGTTCCCGCGCCCGCTCTACCCGCCGGACGCGGCCGCGCACGGGAAACAACCGTCGATCGACGGGCCGGACGTGATCGCATACAAGCGCACGGTGTCGCGCCTCGGGCGCTGGCCGTGGCAGCATTTCGACGACGCCTACTCGAACGGGTTTGCGCACGGGAAGCCGCCCGGGAACGTGTCCGATTCCGGGGTGGCCGGCGTGCAACGGCAAGCGAAAATCTCGCCGGATTCCGGCTGGATCGGCAAGCAAACGTTTAACCTCCTGCGCTCGGCGCGCGTCCCGGAGGGCCTGCCGCATGCCGGCGAGATGGCGATGGACGCGACCTCGCAATCGCTGCTCGTGGACGCCTGGAACGAATTCCACGGGGCGCCGACGCCGCCAAGCCATAACAGCTCCGGGTACTTTCGGCTGCAGCAGGCGCGGTTTTACATCGGCGTAGAGGAATCACCACCCGCGAGTAATCTCACGGAATTTGGCGAGTGGTATGGCATGAATGGTGAGCCATGGTGCGCCATTTTCGTGACGTATTGCGACCAGGCGCATTCGGAGAAACCGTCGAAATCGTTTAGGCGCGGCGAGCGGTATGCGTACGTGCCGTATATCGTTGCGGACGCGCGCCACGATTCGCACGGCCTTTCGATCACGAATGCACCTGAACCCGGAGATTTGGTCTGTTACGATTGGGAGGGTAACGGCGAATTCGATCACATCGGGATTTTCGAGGGATGGGTCGAAGGGTCGAACAAAAAGAAATTTACCGCGATCGAGGGTAATACGTCGATCGAAAGCAATTCGAACGGCGGCGAGGTTATGCGCCGGACGCGCGATCTTTCCTGCGCGCTGTTCGTTGACGTAGCCGAGTCGTGGGACTATGCCGGCTAGGTAAGTGGTCGGGTCGTATCGCGCCCACGGCGAGCTGACGCCGCGCCTCGTGGCCGTGCTGACCGGCGCTGCGCGGGGCGAGACGATCCCGCAAACGGCCGCGCGCTTGCACCTGTCGCCCAAGACGGTGGACGTGCAACGGCGGGCCGCTGCGGCGCGCCTCGGCGCCGTGAACACAACCAACGCGGTCGCGATCGCCGTTGCGCGCGGCCTCCTGCCGCCGCTGCAATGACGGGCAGCGTCCTAACCGGCGTCGGATGGTTGGCGGTCGCCGTCGTCGCCGTCGTGGCGATCATCGTGCTGGCCGTTCTGCATATGCGAGACGAATCCATTAGGAGTATCCGCGTCGGGATATTCCTAGAGCGAGAACGTACCGACGATCCTATCTCGTGGCGTAAACGCGGCGGAGGTAATCCCGGACAGTAGCACCGGCCTTTCCTGGCGTGTAACGCGGGTGAATTACCGCATGCTTTATCGGCCGAATTTCGGCCCGTTATTCAACGCGAATTCCGATTCGCGTTGGTTAGTGTGGGCCAATCTCACCCCCCCCGCCCGTCCCCTACTCTTGGGCGGGTGCGGGGGGGGTGTGGCCGGACGCCGCATCATCCTACTTTCCACACCCCTCTGTGGAAAGCGTGGCCGTCCTTTACTTCGCGGGCGCCTCCTGTTCTCCCTCTTGCGCCTCGCGTTCGCGCTGCTCCTGCGCCTCGCGCGCCTGCTCCACCTGCTCTTGGCCGGCGTCCTTATGCTCCGGATCCTCCCG